AATCCGCCGTAAAGTTATCTCTTATAAAATATGGTGTATTCTTATATCCCGCTATCTTTTTAGCATTCAGTTTTACCCATCTCGCCGCCTTTTTGGGAATCTTCGAAATATACTTTGATCTGGGGATCTTCCCGGTTTTCATGAATTTAAGAGAATCCTTTTCATTCAGCATAATCGAAGTGGTATAACATAAACAGCCCACGTGCCAGGTCATGAATATAAATCCCTTCGGGTATTTGCCAGCCAGATCATCGCACATATCGAGTCGGGGATGGGAAGCCGATAAATGAACCTCAATCCCGGTTACAAACGGTAATTGCTGCCTTCTAAGGTGATCGCTCATTCTGTAGGCCATGTTTATCTCATTTTTGGCAAGCCTTAAAGCGTTTTTGTAGGAACTCCTGTAAATCCCCGCTCCCGGATGGTAGCCTTTAGCCGCTTTACTCAAAACTAATTTCCCTTCTTGTCTAACTCTTCTGAATAGCCTGTTCGGTTCGTTCAAATACTGCTTGATATCTCCTGCGATTTCCGCCGCACTTCTTCCAGTAGATATCCCCGAAGCGAGATAAAGTTCTAATTGATCCTTCGCCCCATTGGTCAGATTCCAAACTCTTTCGCTTAAATTCATTCCGGCTGCGGTCCGGACAAGGAAAGTATCCAACGCCACCAGGTTTAGCTGATTAAATGACGTGGGTATGCCGTCTTTAGATAATTTTATTCCGCCTGCCCAGTTACCTACTAATTTATTATTCTTCAAATTAGCCATATCCCAGTGGCTTACAATCCCATCTTGTATATTGGTCCGGATATCTTTATTAAGTTTATTCAATATTGTATCTATCTGTTTCCCTAATCCTTTATTTATTTTATAGAAAGAGCCCTGGGATATCCTAATCGGGTTTTTCAATTCAAAAATGGCAGTTTTTATGGCTAAATCCCTGGATGCCTGGTTCAATACTGCTTCGATTTTTCTGTTGTGCCTAATTATGTCCAGCATATTCCTGTTTTCAAACTGTTCTTCAATCCCCATTTATGCGCCTTTCATTCGTATAAAATTATTTCTGCTCTGGAAACATTAATTTTCTTTTCTTTCAGCAATTTATCAAATGCTGTAAGGAAATTCTTCTTTGATAGATCATTGTAATTGAGATCACCTTCATTCCCCTTATGCTTTTTTTCCTTATTTATCATAATATCTACTGAAATATATGGTTTGCCTTTAATGTTCATCAAATCTCTCCCCTTTCTAATAAACTTATATTTTCCTTATCAGCTTCTATCATTATCTTTGGTAAAATATTCTTTTCTTTTGCCGCTTTTATTAAAAATTTTAGGTCTTTGGGCAAACATTTTCCGCCAGCTCCTCGATAATTATCGAATAATGGATCAAGATGCATTGCGTTGATATATTTGTCCAGTTTGAAGGCCTCGAATAATTTATAATAATCCGCTCCGTATTCCTGGCAGATATCGTATAGCTCATTCCCGAATACTACTTTTATGGTATACAGGCTATTCAGGGCCACCTTCAATAACTCTGCTTCTACCGGTTTCATCATTAATATTTGATTCTTATTATCCGGCACACGCTTGAATAATTTTCTGAATATCTCGAATGTTTCTCTTTTCTTGGTTCCCACAATTATTTTATCAGGACAGATTTCGTCTAAAAATGCTGTCCGTTCTGTCAGAAATTCAGGCAGATAGATGAATTCCCTCTTGTATCTTTTTGCAAATTCGTCAGTCATCCCGGGCATTATGGTGGATCTTATAGCGATTATTCCTTTTTTGTTTTTAGAGATTGCATGATTTACTGCCATCTTGACATCTTCAAATTTCATGTCGGCTTTGGTAGGTACGCAAATGAAAACGATTTCGCATAAGGTTATATCGCAACCGAGCAATTTGGCCGGATCATATCGTTGAACAAAATGCCCCATATCTTCTAACAATTTGGCAATGCTTTCACCGATAACTCCACAACCCACTATGCCAAGATTCATTCTGAATTTTCCGGATGCTTTCCAGTTCTTCTTTAACCTATTGTTAGGCTTCATAGGATTCTCCTAATTTTGATGTCTTTCCCTTTTCCTCTTCCATTCTTTTAATGTCCTCCTCTGCATCACTCACAAGGGGATTTTTCCTTACAGCTTCGTCTTGGCTCATTATCGCCTCTCCTCCGCGGGCCGTTGATAAAGATTTCACAATCTCCGTTATGCTTTGTGGTAGAACATCCCCGAATTGAATCGATATATCCAACTCCTCCAAGCTCTTCTCAAATTTCACATCGGTTACTGATAATATTGCTTTTAATAAATTTATTCTTCTAGTTAATCCCTCTCCGAATATTTCCTCTTTGTCTTTTGCCTTTAGGATTGAATCCATAAAAAGAAATTTGAGGGCTTCTCCTGAGGTCTTTGTTAGTCCCTGGACATTATTGAAGGATAAATCAGGGGTAGAAGTTAGGGAGTATATGATATCTTTTAAGGTCTTATATTCTAATTCAGTGGCTTCCGGTGCATGTTTCCAAGTTAAATAATCGGCATCGCCATATTCTATTTTGCCTTCTGCTCCAACTTCGCCTTCAAATCGTAAGGTCTTACCTATTTCGCCTTTTTCAGGTGGGTCTTTTATTTTGCCCTTTAGTTTTATTATAGGTGCTCCAAAATAATCGTTGGTATCGGAAAATTTACTTATCAGCATTTCTATTCTGTCAATCTCACTTTGAACGCTTGCCCATTCTGGCTCGGCCTGCACATAGTATATGACGGGGATCTTGCCAAAGTGATTATCTTTCTTCTCGACTTGCCAGGTTTCCTTTTTTATTCCGAAAAAAACCTTTTCGGCAGTATAGATATCTATATGCTCATAGGTCTTTTCATCTGTATCTAATAGTTTATACCTTCTCGTGAAGGCATCCAGATCGCCTTTATCGTCGAAATGGGCGTATATATCATCGCCATTTTGATTACATAATAGGGCCATCTTGATATGTTTCACGTTATCGCTGTCGATTATCAAATACCAAAGCTCGGCCACCTTCGTTTCCACAAACAGCCGGCGTGCCAGCTTTTTATTGAAATAATCTAATTTGTTTTTATTCCAGACGTTATTTATCAATTCAAAGGTTTCCTGGTATTTATCCTCTTTGTTATCCAATATTAGCTTAACAGGTTCACCAAATAAAAAGGATACTGCCATATTAACAATCTTTTTTTGAAATCGAATAACTAGCTTGGCTTGTTCAATCCTCTTTAACGTTTTACCTTTGCCGATGATCTTTACGGGCCTATCGAGGATGTCATGTTCTCCTTCGTACTGCTTTTTATAATCCTCGACTTTTCGCTCTACTGGGTCTTTACACAGAATGGTCGTTAGCTTTGAAAAATCGCTCTCATACTTTTCTAAAATCTCTTTTATATTCATGATGATCTCCTTTAATTTATTTACTTTACATAACGCCTGTTATAGGACTTTGCCCTCTTTATTTACTTTTAAAAGATCCCTAATTCATCGGCACTTTGAGGTTTTTCTTCTTTCTTCTCATAAATCCGGTCATTAAGGGCATAACGGGTCTCATCCATAAGGTGATTATTCTTATCTACCGGAACGTTGATAACATTCCCATCCTTATCCTTCTTCCATTGATAAAGCATAATTTCATTTATAAAATTCTGACATCGCCTATCGATTATAATCTCGAATTGCTTCAGATACTGAATCCCAAAATTGACGCTTCCCGGACCTTTCCTGGCAGCCAAAGCTTCAATTCCGTGACCCCTCAATTCCGCTATCGATTTCGGTTCGGCGGAATCACACCGGATATATTCCTTGCCAATGGCCGGTTTCAGTTTCGATGCTATAACGTCATTAGTCAGTCCCTTCTCATATAATAATTCCTGCAGGATATATAGTTTCTTCCCCTTTATGGCCTGCCTTCCTGCTGCACTGGGATCATTCGAAAATCCAAAATCAAGTCCATTATAATAGGTTCCAAAGGTATTTCTGATTCCTGAGAGATCCTCAATCTTCCAATTGGTAAAGATTAAATCCCCTAAGATTCCCCAGTTCCCTAAAGTATAGACTTCTCGGTAATAAGGATCCTGCTCGTTTTCCAACTCATCGATGTCATCCTGTTCTAAAAATCTGAGATTGTCTTTATAGGTTGTCTTTAGAATCGATAATTTATCATCATGATATTCGGTTTCACCTTCTACCCAATTCTTAAAATATTCTTTGAATATCCAGTGGGTCCTGAAAATAGGGTTGAAACATAATGTTAACCGTTTTAAGACTTTGGATTTGCCCCTCAATCTCTTGTATAATTGCTTAACATCATCCCTTTTTGTCTCGGTTGCCTCTTCTATCAGGATATCAGTAATGACCCCCTTTTCCGGGATTATTGATTTGAGTTTTTCCGCATCATCCAGCCCCCTGAAAAGGATCTGGTATCCGGTAATACAGGTTATGGTCATTTCTGTTTTATTGATTTTAAATAATTTTTCCAGATTAAATGATAAAATAACCCTTCTGATCTCATTGAATACCGATGTCCGCAAAGTATTGGCCGTATTCCTGATCACCAGGTAATTTCTATTATTTTCTAAAAGATCGATTACACACCTTTGAGAAATAAATACCGATTTTCCAGCAGAACTGCCACCGAAGAAAATCTGTGTCCTGATAACATTTCCCAAATAGGGGATATAAACTTCGTTAAAGACTTTTTTGGAAATTTGTATATTAACATTCATTCGGTTAGATCCACTTTGACTTTTATTAATTCAGGTAGATCAAATTTATGTTTCTCCGGAGGGTATATGCCCATCAGTTTAGCTTCCTCTTTTGTTATTTCAAAGACCAATCCCAGATCGGGAATAGTGATTACTTTTTTCTCATCGCCCTCCCCTATGACAACTTTTCTTCTATTATATGCCTGGTCTTTTAGGTCCCTAATTTGTGCGACATGATAGCTTATACCATCGCCTTCTAATTTCTCGAAATATTTTTTCCATTCTTTCCGGGCTTTTCTAATATATTTACGAGTTTGCCGAGCCCCTATATTCCATTTATCGGCACCAAATTGAATTATAAAACTTACCGGTTTTCGCCTTAACATTAGGCTAACCTGATAAACCCTTTTTTCCGCTTCTATTGCATCGGCTCTTTTCTTTTTTTTGGCTTCTTCTTCGGCCGTCAAGATCATAATTTTCTTTTTTTCCATGTTCCTCCACTACCTTTTTAATATGTTATATATCCATTCCGATAGATTCACTATCGATCCAATCCCAGCCTTTTTCTGTTCCGGCTTCATCGTTCTGTTTATGTCCCATATTATCCAGCTCGTAATATTTATATAGTTTTCCGAATTTTATGGCCATTTTCAATTCGTTTCTTGTTCCCCCGCTTTTTCCATCATGTATGAAAATAATATAATCGGCTTCCTCTATTATCGCTTTACTTCTATGATGCCATGCTCCCCTTGCGTATTTTCTAAAACTTGCATAATATAGTTTCACTGTTATTTTGTTTCTTTTGCAATATAATTGTGCAAGCCTGCATACTCCATCAGGTTCCCCGGATGTTATAACTATTTCAGGATTATGCTTTTCGATTTCCGTTTCTATTATTTTTAATACATCTTTTCTTTTATCCTTTAATGAACGGCTCCCCTGGATTGCCAATTTCAATTTATTCTCCAATCCCCCCTGAAATAAATAGAGAACCACCTAAGAAGCTACCGCCTCTTCAAGTGGCTCTCTATAATTGGAGCTCTATAATATTTAATTCTTAAAATTCTTATTATTTATTAAATTCTAATATGGCATCGCGAAAATTATTGATCATTCTCTTTATCTCTTTATTGCTCATCATCAGCATTTTTATGGCCCATACCATATCTTCTACATCAGGCCTTTTTCTTCTTTTTCTATTAAACAATCTTATATTCATTAATTTCCCTTCCTAAAATAAAGTAGGCTGTAAAGCCTTTGTTTCTTTTGGTATTGTATTTATTTTGGGTTTCTTAAGGGTTAAATGGTCTTGATTAATATATTTATCGTCCAATTTCATACTCATATATTTATATAAATCTTTTTTTATGTAGAATTCTTTCTTGAGTTTCATTAATTTCTTTGTTATGGTATCCCCGAATTCCCGCCAGTCTACGATAGAATCCAATTTATAATAGTTCATTTTGCCTACTTTGTATTGATCCACAAAAGGATAGCTTAATTCCAGTAATTGATATGTGGTTAATGGCCTGATAACCGGTTCAAAACTTACCCAGGTTTTTATCCCTTCCCTATGCAATATTCCTAATACTTCTATTCTTTCCCTGGGCAAGGCTGCCCCCGGTTCGTATTGTAGGCTTTCTTTTTCCTCAATCAGGGTTAAGGTTGCCCCCACTTTTATATTTCGGAATTTCTTAAATAATTCGATATCCCTTAATATCCGGCCACCGCCTTTAGATAATATCGCGGTCGGTATATTGTATTTCAACAATATATTCAGTATATCTCTTGTCGTTTCATGTTCTACGTCTGCCTGGCAGTAAGGATCGCCCATAAAGCATAATAGTACCTGTTCGTTTATTTCCTGTTTTTTAAGCTGTTTTTCTAACTTTTCTAATATATTCTTTCGTGGTTTTATTTCATTGGTGGCCACATATTTTGGGAATGGCATAGCCTTTATATAACAATATTTGCAGTTATGATCACATCCGTTATAGATATTTAAGGCGTAAGGGCTATATTCCCTCGCTTTTCCTTTTGGTATATAGATAATATCACTCATATTTTAACCTTCCTTTTAATTATAATATCACGAAAAGGCTTACTTTACAAGGGTTACAGGTGGAATATAGAGATATTTTTTATTATTTTTATTGATTATTACTATTTTCCTGATACCATTCATCGCAAGATATTGTTTAAATTTTTCTATCCCGTTTCGGTTGAATAGCGTAGGGCATTTCTTGATCATGCTCCTTGTATATCCTATCTTGTTTAACATTCTTACTGGCAGCCTGCCGAATATGCTCTGAACGAAGGTAACAAATAATATTCCCCTGTATCTTTTTTGGAATATTATTTCCAATTGTCTAAAGGGAATCCCGTAAGCGTCCAGGTCAATGATATCATATTTATCTAAATCCATTCCTTTAAGATATTTTACGTTATCGCCCCGTAACGTGCTGCCGTAGGATATCCTATCGATCCCTACCACGTTTATATTTTTACTTGATTTCTCCTTTATTTTTTTCCATATTCGTGAACGGCCAGCGAAACAATCAAGCACTTTTATGCTTTGCTGGTCCGGCAAGTGATTTATTCTTAAATTTATTTTAGTATTCAAATAGGAATTATCCGTCTTAATTTGCAGTCTGTTCATATTCACCCTTTCCGGTTATTTTATTTTTTATTATTTCCAGTTCCTTATTTATCTCGTCGTAGTGATCTACATCTATAGAAATTAGTATATGTACCCTTTTATATTCTCTTATATCTTCCATGCTTTCTATATCCTCAGTAGTCTCAAATGTCGATTCTATTAGTTCTTCCTCGCTAAACCCCACATCCAGTAATAATTCCTCATCTTCCTGGGCCAGCATATCCCAGTTCCAGCTGGCCAGGTTCTTATTTTCCCTTAGATTTGCTTCTTTTAGTTCCTCTTCAGTTAGTTTTCTATTCGGAACCCTTACATCAATTTCCTCATTTCCCCGGCCTAATATCTGCAATATCTTCATTCTTTGGTGTCCGGATATGATAATATTTTCGGTATTGATTACGGTAATTGACATGAGGTTAAATTTTTTCAAGCTTTTCTCTAGATCATTTTTCTGCTTCTCGGTTATCGTTCTAGGATTCTGATCGTAAGGAATCAAATCATTAATCATTCTCTTTTCGGTGTGCCATTTTAATTTTTGCATATCTCTCCTTTCGGGAAAAATAAGAATTAAAAATCTTCTTTAGCTTTTTCTACTTCTTTTTGTTTATTATCCTTGGGTGTTTCCCTATTAATTTCTTCACTTACGATAAGAAGATATCCCCATCGTTTTTTAGAATCAAAATTTAAATAAATTCGTGTCTTATGTGGTTCTATTTCTCCCATCCATTGCAAGAAATAACCATCTTTTTCTTTCCATATTGGCTTGCCAAATCTCCCTTCAAAGATTATTTTCAGGATATTATAATTCGTTTTACCAGTAAAATATAAACTTGCCTTATAAAATTGGTTACTATAAAGATTAAATGTATAAAAT